TCACCTTTTCCTGTGTATTATTATACATAGTTTCTCCTTTAGTTAGTTATATCAGGGAGATAATAGATAATTATAAATCAATTATCAGTTGCTTTCCCTCACAAAGTGAGGGGAAATGCAACGATAAACAAACAGACAATCAACAAGCAACAAATAGATATATTCTATTCATAGCAATTGATTGATAAGACGAAGAAGTGTAGGGTTTTACATGAACCCTCGCACAATGTAGTATAACAATGCTACAGTATAAAAGGGGGGTTTTGTATAGATCCCTATAACATTAACAACAACAACGTAAATACAAAGGCAATATATGGCAATTCCAATATTAGCAGGTATATACCCTGCATTAGCAAGATTTGGTTATGGAGTAGCGAGAGCTATTAGACCAAGTAAGGTAGCTTCAACTATCTCTAAATATACCCCTAAAGCAGTTAAGGATATCGAATTTTCTCCGATGGTTGCAAAAGGTGTAGAAGGAGCAAAGCAAAAAGTTTCTAGCGGTTATAGAAGCTTATACGCAGGAACTCTAGGTAGCGAAACTAAACGTAAAGTAACAAGTGGTGTTCTAGCTACGTATGGAACTATGTCATTTCTAAATAGAGATGATGAAGAAGATACAATCGAGTAAACAATAGGAGAACAAAAATGGTACTAAAGACTAACTTAGCGAACTTAGCGCAAGCTGCAAAAGCAGTTGGCAAATCTGTAGTAGATGTGACTAAGACAAAAATGAAAAAACCAGTAAGTATGGTTAGAGAAGCAGGAAGAACGATTCGTAGAAACCCAAAAAAATCGGCAGCAATAGGAGCTGGTTTAGCAGGATCAACGGGGTTTTATCTTTATAATGGCAAACGTAATGCTTATGAAGATGATACTAGTATGGAATAATGATTGATAAAATTATTAATAAGTATTCTAAAATAGCACATCCTAAAAAAAAAGTACCTTTATTCACAGGCAAAGAAAGTTATGCTGAGGAATTTAATGAAGCTTATGCACTTAAGAGTGGTAAAATAAAGAAATCTTATTTTATTAAAGGTGAGTTATCTGAAGGACATAAAGCAGAAAATCCAAGTAAAATAGCACAAGATATTCTTTCTGGAAAGATGTCGCCTAAACAATATGCAATAATGGCTTCAAAAGAAAAAAAATGAATTTAGAAAAATTAGCAGATCAGATAATTCAACTAAGTCCTGCACAAGCACAAGAATTGCAAGTTATCTTAAAGGCTAAAGTTATGCCTGAAGTAGAGAAACAAAAAGGATTACTAGACGAACAACAAATGGCAAACCCACAAGTAGATCAGATGGCTAGACCACCTGAGCAAACTATGGCTCCACCTACAACTCGTGATGTTGCATTACGTAGTCTTTTAGGTTAATTAAATAATTGAAAGGAGAATATACAATATGCCAATGGTAGGAAATAAAAAATTTTCATATACTAAAAAAGGCATGGCAAGTGCTAAAAAATTTGCTATGAAAAAAGGTATGAAGGTTACTAAAAAAAAAGGAAAATAAATGCCTAAAGAAAGATCAGTACAAGACTTCATAGATCAGCTTAAGGAAATTTACGCAGAACAAGAAGAACTCTTAAATGAGTTTGAAGATGAGTTTGGTGGAGATTTTGATGATGATGACGATGATGAAAAAGAATAAACCAAAACTAGGAACTGGCACTAGGTTTAAACAGCTTACAAGTAAGCTATCTAGACAAGGTGTTAAGAATCCAAACGCACTAGCTGCATTTATTGGAAGAAAAAAATACGGAAAGAAAAGATTCCAACAATTAGCCGCTAAAGGCAAATAACTAATAGGGAGACTAAATGAAAAATTTACCAGCAATAATTCCAGGTGAAGGTGTTAGAACAGCTACAATTGGAAAAGCAAGAACAAAAATTAATCCAAAGATTGTAGCAACTAGATCAATTGGAGATACAGTTAAATCTGTTGTTAAAAAAGGAATTGGATTTGGAGCAGCAGGTGCAGCTCTAACTGGAGCAGCTTACTTAGCTGGAACAGCAGAAAGAGATTATGCTAAAGCTCCTAAAACTTATGAACCAAGAGATTTAAGATCTCCTTTAATTTATAGAGGATTAGAAGATTTCGAATAATGTCAGAAGAAATTAAAATAGAAACAGTAACTGAAGAAGTTAAATCTAATCTAGGTGGTAAAAGACCTGGAGCTGGGAGACCTATAGGACCACGTAAACAGAAGCAATGGCAAATGGTTGAAACACTAGCAACTAAGTATCAACAATCACCTTTAGATTATATGCTATCTGTGTTAAACTGTCCAAAGACTTCACCAGAAAGAAAATTATATGCAGCAGAAAAAGCAGCACCATTTGTACATCCTAAACTTGCTAACTCGTCAAGCACAGTAGGATTTGATGGAAAGCTTAATATCAAAGTCAAGTGGGAAGATTAAAACCTACGAAGTTTCTGTAGGCTATAAACCAAGACCATTACAAAAACAAGTACATGAATCTTTAAAAAGATTTAATGTATTAGTTTGCCATAGACGATTTGGTAAATCCGTTCTAGCAATAAACGAATTAATCAAAACAGCTACAACAAAGCCTAGATCTAAACTTGCATACATAGCTCCTACTTATAGACAAGGTAAAGCTATTGCTTGGGATTATTTAAAATTTTATACAAGACCACTAATGTCATTTGGTGGTGATCGTAATGAATCTGAACTACGAGTAGATTTATATAACGAATCAAGAATACAAATTTACGGAGCTGATAATGCAGATTCACTTCGAGGAATGGGATTCAATGGTGTAGTACTCGATGAGTATGCAATAATGTCTCCAAGAGTTTGGACTGAAATTATTAGACCTGCTATCTCAGATACAAATGGTTGGGTAATATTCATTGGAACTCCAATGGGCCACAATCAATTCTGGGAAGTTTATGACTACGCAAAACGTGGACATAAAGATTGGTTCGGACAATTATACCGAGCTTCAGAAACTGAAATTATTCCACCTAATGAGTTAATAGAAGCTCAGGCGATAATGACTGAGGAGCAATACAATCAAGAATTTGAATGTTCCTTTACTGCTGCTGTTAGTGGAAGTTATTATGGTAAATTAATTACAGCTGCAGACAACTCTAATAGAATTACTAAAGTACCATACGATCCTGAGATACCAGTTGAGACTTGGTGGGATTTAGGTATTGGAGATTCAACATCTATTTGGTTTGTTCAAAGAGTTGCTGAAGAATTACATGTTATAGATTACTACGAAACTTCAGGTGAAAGTTTATATCACTACGCAGAAGTTTTAGAGAAAAAAAATTATAAATATAATAGACATGTAGCTCCACACGATATAGTAGCTAGAGAACTTGGTACTGGTAAATCAAGATTAGAAGTAGCTTTAGAAATAGGAATTGATTTTGAGATTGCTGCAAAGCTTGAAGTAGATCACGGAATTGAAAGTGTTAGAAATACTTTACCTTATTGTTATTTCGATAGAGAGAATTGTAAGATAGGATTAGATGCATTACGTCAATACCGCAAACAATGGGATGAACGTAATCAAGTATTTAAAAATAAACCTTTACACGATTGGTGTTCCCATGCTGCTGACGCATTCAGATATGGATGTGTACACAGTCCCATTGATACAAGTCAATGGACAAAACCAATTTATGTAGATACAAAATATATAGTATGAAAACTGAACGAGAAATTATAGCGATATTAAATAAAGAAATTAGATCATCTAATGGATTTATAGGTGGTGAAGTTATTAATAAAAGAAAAAAATCTTTAGAATTTTATTTAGGTAAACCCTTTGGTAATGAAGTAGAAGGTAGATCACAAGTAGTAAGCACAGATGTATCTGATACAGTTGAAAGCTTATTGCCTTCATTAATGAGAATATTTACTGCTGGTGAAAATGTATTTCATTGTGAACCAGTAGGAATTGAAGATAATGAAACTGCTAGACAATGTTCTGATTATCTTAACTATATTTTTTACAAAGAAAATACAGGGTTCATAGCTTTATATACTGCATTTAAAGATGCATTAATTCAACGTAATGGAATCTTAAAAATTTATTGGGATAACTCTCAAAAAACTACACGAGAAGAATATAAAAGATTAACTACTGATGAACACAATATTTTAATCAATGATAAAGAAATTGAAATAGTAGAACATTCTGAGTACGAAGAATCATTATTAGATGATAACAATAATGAAATAGATAAGATTACTTATCATGATATTGTTGTTAAAAAAACACAATCATTTGGTCAAGTTAGAATTGAACCTGTACCACCTGAAGAATTTTTAATTGAACGTCAAGCCAAAAGTATTGATACAGCTAATTTTGTTTGTCACAGAACAAACATGACTAGAACTGAATTAATAGAAATGGGTTTTGATAAAGATGAAGTTAATAAATTACCAACTGGTAATTCAATACATTATTTACAAGACAACCAAGTTAGATACCAAGAAAATCTTGTAGGCTTAAATGAAGAAGGAGATAAGTCTAGTGATGATATTTTAATTCATGAATGTTATTCTCGTATAGATATTAATGATGATGGCAAAGCAGAACTAGTTAAAATTTTATTAGCTGGTGATGGAACATATAAAGCATTAAGTATTGAAGAAGTAGATTCAATGCCTTTTGTTTCTATAACTCCTGTTATCATGCCACATAGATTTTATGGAAGATCTGTATCTGAGTTAGTCGAAGATATACAATTAATTAAATCTACTGTTATGAGACAGATGTTAGATAATATGTATCTAACAAATAATAATAGAATTGCTGTACAAGATGGACAAGTTTCATTAGACGATCTATTAACAAATAGACCGGGTGGTATTGTTAGAACAAAACAACCTCCTGCTAATGTTATGATGGCTATGCAAACGCAACCCATTGGTGATCAAGCTTCAGGTTTATTAGGATATTTAGATTCTGTTAAAGAATCAAGAACTGGTATTACAAAACAATCACAAGGATTAGATCCAAATACTTTAAACAAAACTGCAACAGGTATTAATCAAATTCTATCTCAATCACAAATGAGAATGGAATTGATTGCTAGAATATTTGCAGAAACAGGTATTAAAGATTTAGGATATAAAATGTTTGAGTTGATCTGCAAGTATCAACAAAAAGAAAAGATATTAAAAATTCGTGGGAAG